CATCCAGGCGCGGGTTTTCCAGCACCGGTGCGCCTGCCTTTTTGTCCGCCTGCGAACGCGCAGCCTGCCCGGCCAGTAAACGCAGCTCGCGGTATGCCTGGCGGCCAGGGATCCCGAAGAAGCGGAACTGCTCGACACGGTGCAGCGAAGCCCAGGCGTTTACGTTCTCAGCGTTATCGCGCAGTGATCTGCCTGTTTCTTTACTGATTTCCTGCGCCAGCCCGCGTCCGTCGATGTTTTTACTGATGTATTTGGCGATATAGCTGGTCGGTGTCCCCTTTTGCGGGTTGATAAGCTCGGACTTGAAGCGCGGCCCGGTATTGGTGCCCAGCTCCTCCCGGTCCTGACGAATGGCAAATTTACGCAGCAGCGCGGTGATGGATTTGCGGTCTTTTTTGCGCATGAAGCACAGCAGATGCCAGTGCACGGTACCGTCGTGGTGTGGCTCCGCAACGCGGACGCCATACCAGCGCAGCCCGGCTTTGTGCATTGCCTTACGGAATGCGGCGAATGTATTGACCAGATAATCACTGCTCTGGCGGACCGTGGCACTGGTCCATTTCGGGTTTGGCCTGCCATTGTTGAGCGTTGCGTGGAAGCGTGACGGACAGGTAATGGTATAGAACACCGCGCACTCTCCGCGCATTTCTGCGATAAGCTCCAGACCCTTAACGCAGGCCATCATTTCATTGCGCCGGTGCGCCGGGTTGCTACTGCTGGCGTTGACCACATCTTCCATATCCAGCGTGTCGCCGTCAGCGTTGACCAGCTCATGCGAGCGGAAAAACTCCAGTGACTTGCGGCGCTGTTCGCGTTTGTGGATCACAGCCTCATAGCTGACATAGGGGGACGCCTTTTTATTTACCAGGCACACCGCACGTAGCTGCTCCTCGCGCCACTCGCAGCGCATCTGCCACAATTTGCGATACCACCAGTCTGCACAAAGCATACGGGCAAGTGAAGCCGGTATAAGTTCGTAGGGGACAGGTTTGCGGCGGTGCTTTTTACGGCGCAGCTGTTCAAATGCGGGCGGGATAACATCGAGACGCATGGCCTCAGCGGCCACCTTTTCCCATGACTGGCGGATCTCTTCAGGCGTAACGTCTTCATCGGTAAACAACTCACTGCAGGCAGCGTCCAGACACATGCTCATGTGTGCCGCCACCAAGGTAGATAACCGCTTAACCTGCTCCTGGTTCATTTCCGGCAGTACCAGCAAGCCCTCCAGCCCGTCGCGGCTCGCCATAAACCGGAATGAGGCAGAAGCCTGACTATTCCGCACATGCTCAAGCCGTTTAATGCATGGCCTGATAGTTTCACGCAGATAGCGGGAATACGCCTTGGGTTTATCCAGGCTCTGGAAATACTTTATCCGCTCAAGCAGCGGTTTGCTGATGTGTGCCGGCTGCGCGTTAACGTCAGAGATGATGACCAGATCGGGATTGAATTGCTGCTGTTCACGGGCCATTTTGGCGCGGCTTATCAGCAGGTCCTGCTCCATTTCTCGCTGGACAGGATCGCGGGACTCATTGAAGAAATAGCGTTCCCATACCTCATCGCTCATCATCTCGCGGCGCAGCTGCTCCTGCTCATTATCCGCAGTGTAAAGAGCGATCAGATTTGAAAGCGCAGACTCCGGCGCAACTGCCGCCGGGTCCAGATACGGATTGACCGATTTTTTTGGGGCGCTCCATGAGAAAAGCCCGGCAGCCTCATCCGGGCCGCCGGTCACAGGTGAAATTTCAGTGGCAAGCTTACTCACCGTCACGCCCGTACCTCATGCGTCACAGTCCTGTCGCATCCTGCCGCAGCATAATCAACGCCCATCCAAACTAACGGCTTAGAAACAGCGATAACCTCAACGGCAGATTTTCTTTCACCGGCGGCCACGCCCATGCTGCGCTTTGCGGTGATACGATGATGGGTAAAATTGCGGTACAGCGAGCCAGTCAGAACCGTGTCGCTGTTGGAGACGATAACCGGATGCCCTTCTGATGACCGGCGTTCCAGAATAGAGGCCAGTCGATACTGGTCATCCTCGCTAAAACCTGCGGTGTGGTAATCGGCAAACGTACCGTCATACGGTGGATCGCAATAAATCACATCGCCAGGCAGCAGCTGCGCCAGCGTTTCTTCATAACCAGCACAAATAAATGTTGCGCGCTTCGCTTTTTCTGCAAACGCCCATATTTCAGCCTCAGGAAAATAAGGTTTCTTGTAATTCCCATACGGCACATTAAAACCGCCGCTTTTGTTATATCGACACAACCCTCTATAGCAATGACGATTTAGATAGAGAAACGCTGCAGCTCGCCAAACTTTGCCGCTCGACTTGCCATAATTAAAATGTTGGCGTATACGCCTGAAATCATCCTTGCTGCTTTGTTTAAAAAGGCCAGCAATAATCATAATGACAAATTCAGGATCATCTTTAATCTGCTGATACATATTAATCAGGTCAGGATTAATATCCGCGACAAGATAATGAGGATAGTCTGTTGCCATCATTACAGCGCAGGAACCCGCGAAAGGTTCAACCAGTCGCGGGCCAGCGGATAAGTGCTTTTTCAGGTGCGGCATAACAGCGGTTTTATTGCCCGCCCATTTCAGAATGGTGTTCATACAGCCCCCCTGTAGTGCTTGCCTTTCAGTTCGACGATTTCCTGACAGGTGACGCAAAGCTCAACGCCAGGAACAACAGCCCGGCGCTCAGTGGGAATAGGGCCATCACACACCTGGCAGAAAAACGCAGAAGGCGCAGCCGGACGGCTACGCGCGTTATGTATGTGGCGCTCACGGTTTTCCTGTTCGCGCTGCTGTACCAGATCCATTGAGTCGGCCATTAGTGCAGCTCCTGTGATTCATTTTCGTAACGGGTTGCTTCACGGCGCAGCAACTCAGCCACTTCAACACTGTTTAACCCCTTGTTGGTGATATGGGTTGCCAGTGCCTCAAGGCGGATTGAAACTGCGAGTGCGCGGCCTTTTCGCTCTTCACGTTTGGCGATCTCAATTACGGCCATAAGCGGATCGCTTTCAGCTACAAACATTTTTGGTAATTCTTTTTGCATAAGTCTTTCTCCAGAATTTGGGCAAAAGAATGCCCGGCGGGTTTACGCCATTAATTTCGTTTGGGGTTAATTACTCAGGTAGTACGCTTTCATGCAGCGAGAAACGACGGGGTAGAATTTCGCCCCAGCGCGCTATTTCGTTCATCGCCTTAATCAGCAACAACCGGCGGGACTGGTCGAAATATTCGAACGGCTTGCCGACTTCATCACTTTTAAACGCGCCCGGCTCGTTGCGGTTCGCCAGCGTCATGACAACGAATTTAAAGTTGTCATCCAGCTTGTTGAAATTGCGCAGCGCGCCGTTCTGCGTCGCTTTCAATTTCTGATGAAACCGGGCAAAGCACTCTTCGCCGCTCATTTTCTCCGGCTGCACATCAGCACAACCAGCATTATTAAACGGCATCGCACCCGCGTTGATTGGTGCGGACATGTTATTAATCATATCAACCTCAAAAAAGCTTTAACCCTGCGCTTAAACGACGCGGAGCGCACAGTGCGCAGTTCACTTAATAATGCCGACTGGTCGCGGCTGGGGTTCCAGCGCGTGCGGTCTTTCCCCATGATCCAGCCGTGGCCGTAGCTCATAGACGGGCTTTGACGTACCAGCAGTGATGCGAATGAGGGTTCATGTTTCATGCTCACCTCACATCAGGCCGAAGGTTGCGCCGATACCGCTGACAGTATCTACAGCACTAGCTACCGCCGGGTTACCCTGGACGCGGGCTTGCAGTGCGATGGCCGTTAACGTCAGCATTCTGATGCCGGAATTAACACACTCGATCATTCCGTGCTTACGGGCTGGCGTCAGCCGTTCCGTTGATACAGCACCGCTTGCCAGCGCGCCGAGTTCGCCCATTGCACGCATAACATAGGTTTGCATTTTCTCGGGTGCCAGTTCGTTCACCGGTACACAAGGCAGGCAATGAATCTGAGCTAAAAACCCGTCAACAAGAGTTGAGTCCTCAGTAAGGTCAGTCAGCGTCCAAATCTCACGGGGCGTTAACTGATGCGGCTGCTCTGGGTTGAGCTTGTTGTAAAGCGTATGTGGCTTGATACCCGCCGCTACAGCTAATTCCTTTACGTTATGAGTTGCAGCGAACTTTCTGCAGGCATCATCGAAATGTGAATGTGACGAAACGCGAAAATCTAACATGCTGTAAATCCTTTTATATCCCAGAATGGAACCGTTAAGCCTGCATTGCGATTTCGCAGCCCTGTGCCGCTTCCATCGTCAAAGCGAACATGTTTACTTCGATAAGGCTGTTTATCCCTTCCTTTTTACGAATAGGTAAACGACCTTCTCGGATCATCTGGCGGGCATAGCTGAGCTTGTAGCCGGTTCGACGGCAGAACTCATCAAGAGTGATGAATGGCTCTGACACCACAAGATTAATGCTGGGACGCATTGAAAGTTGACGATGCATGATGCAATATTCCTCAGTTTGGGTTGTCTCAACACTATTCGAGACTGTTAATCACTATTCGTTACTTCACACAACGGAGAATAGGATCACAAAACGCCAATGTCAATTCAAAAAATCACAAAACGCCACATTGATCAGGAGTTGCGGGGCAACATTATGCAAAATACTGGCGGCCAGCCGGTCATTGAGCGACTTTTGAAAGCCTACGGTTTCACTACTCGTCAATCCCTATGTAACCACCTAGGGGTTTCCCAAAGCACGATGGCAAACAGGTATGCCCGCAATACCTTCCCTTCTGATTGGACAATCATCTGCAGCATCGAAACAGGTGCATCTCTGCAGTGGTTGATCTCAGGCGAAGGGGCGATGTTTGCGGGAGAGGTCGAACATAAAGCCTTAGTCTTGAAACATTACAAGATCACAGATGGGGTTTTGTATTCACATAATGATATCCACTATGACAGTAGTCTGATTCCTGCTGGTTTATCGAGTCCATCCTTAGTTTCCTTTGAAAACTCTCTGTATCTGATTGATAAATTTGAAGGTGATATAAATGATGGG